AATAATGGACTAGGAGATATAATCAAAAATGAGATATCCGTATCTTTTGGTCGCAACGAAGATAACAAGGCAGCTGATTATGCTGCTCTTGCACAAGAGCGTGGGTTTCAGCCGACACAAAAGTTGAAGGTTGAGCCCATGACTCTTAAAGCGCTAGTCCGTGAGCGTATTGAGGCGGGTAAAGAAATGCCAACGGAAATTTTCAATATATTTATTGGAAATAAAACTACTATAAAAAGGAAACAATAAACATGAACCAAGTAGCAACAAAAAAAGAAGGAGCATTATCTACAAATTTATTTGAAGCTGATGCTGATAAAGGTACTCAAAACATATCGCAAGAAGATCTTGCGTTACCTTTCTTAAAAGTTTTGGGTCAATTATCTCCAGAGGTAAATAAAACTCATGGAAAATATGTCGAGGGCGCAGAACCTGGCAAGATAATAAATACTGTTACCAATGAATTGTATAATGCAGTGGATGTACTTCCGGTATTTTACAAAAGACAATATATAGAGTGGCAGGATCGTGGACAAAGCACTGGAGCACCAGTTGCGATTCACGAAGCAAATAGTGATATCGTGAGTACAACTACTCGTGATAAATCTTTCAAAGATAGATTACCAAACGGTAACTATTTAGAAAACACTGCTAACCACTTTGTAGTACTGTTAGGTAAAAGTCCAACAACAGCTTTGATTTCTATGAAAGCTACTCAATTAAAAGTAAGTAGAAAATGGAACTCAATGATGATGGGAATTAAAATGCAGGGCAAAAACGGATTATTTACTCCGCCAACATATAGCCACATTTATAATCTAAAGACTGTTCAGATGTCTAATGACAAAGGAACATGGTTTGGATGGGATGTATCTAAAATTGGTCCTGTTACTGATAAATCTATCTATGATATAGCTAAAAACTTTGCAGCCCGTGTGGGTAAAGGCGAAGTACAGGCTAAACATGGATCGGAGGAAACTTCTAGTACACCATACTAACGAATCCTAGGTAGTGGGCGTCTAAGCGAGAGTGGAAACGCCCACTTTTAAATTTTATGTCGGTAGAAAATTTTAAAAATATATTCCAAGGATTAGAACGTGCACGAGGTGTCACATATGTAGACAAGAAGGGTGCGGACGGAGAAAAGATAAAGGGTAAATCTTTTATCTTAAGAGAAAGAGTTACAGAAGATCTTTGGTTAAAACATTTACAAGGAACTGAACCAAGCCTTGGTATTATTCCCATCAATGCTGAAAACAAATGCAGATGGGGTTGTATAGATATAGATTCCTATGCAGGGTTTGATCATAAAAAATTAATTAACAAAATTAAATTATTAAAATTACCACTTATAGTATTTAGATCTAAATCTGGCGGTGCTCATGTATTTTTATTCACAACAGTTCCGGTTGAAGCAAAATTAGTTAGAGATAAGCTTTTATCTATTAGTGCGGTATTAGGATATGGTGGATCAGAAGTATTTCCAAAACAAATAGAATTAAAATCAGAAGAAGATACAGGAAATTTCTTAAACTTACCATATTTTAATGGTGATGATACAACAAGATATTCCTTTGATCATGATGGACAAGCTGCTAATCTAGAAACTTTTTATTTACTATATAATGAACAAGTTCAGACACCAGAACAATTAGAAAAATTAAAAGTCAAAAGACCAGAATCAGAATTTAGTGATGGTCCTCCATGTATAGAATCTTTAACACAAACTAAATTAGAAGATGGTAGAGATAGAGTTATTTATCAATTTATTCAATATGCAAAAAGAAAATGGCCAGAAGATTGGGCTAAAAAAATAAATCAATTTAATTATACATACTTCACTACGCCATTAGAAGATAAAGTTATTCAAGATAAAATAAAATTTCACAGTAAAAAAGATTTAGGTTTTAAATGTAATGAAGAACCAATGTGTAATCACTGTGATAAAGCATTGTGTAAAACTAGAAAGTTTGGAATTAGTGGAGAATCAGTATTTCCTGCTCTAACAGATTTACAAAAAGTAGAATTAGACCAACCCTATTACTGGGTTAATGTGGATGGTATGAGAGTTAGATTAGATAATATAGATTATTTAATGGAGCAAAGATTATTTAGAAAGACAGTAACAGAGCAAATTAATAGAAAGCCACCGAGAGTTACAGTTAAAGAATTTGAAAAGTATACAGATCTTTTATTAACAAATGTAGAATTGATACCAGCACCTGCTGGCTCATCTTTAATAGAGCAATTAAAATCTCATTTAGAAGAGTATTGTACGAATGATTCTGCAGCTACAACAAACAAAGAAGAAATATTTTTAGGAAACGTTTGGACATCGGAAGGTAAACATCATTTTATATTTAATAAATTTTATTATGGTTATTTACAAAGAAGAAAATGGCCTGAGAAACATCAAACTACACAAGATTTATTAGTACAACATTGTGAGTGTAAAGATGACAGGATTTATGTTGGTAAGAAAAGACCAAGTGTCATGATAGTAGATGAATTTGATAAACCAGAAGATGTTTATAAACCAAAACAACTTAAGCCGAAGGATGTGTTTTGAAAACTATTGTATTAGGACCACCAGGAACTGGCAAGACCCATACTCTTTTAAATAAAGTAGATGATTATTTAAAAGAAACTGATCCAGATAAAGTAGGTTACTTTGCCTTTACAAAGAAAGCAGCTAACGAAGCAAAGGAAAGAGCAATTGATAAATTTAATTTTACTGAAGATGACCTCCCATACTTTAGAACTTTACACTCATTAGCATTTAGAAGACTAGGAATTAATAAAGATAATGTAATGCAACGTAGACATTATGAAGATTTAGGTAAAAAAATAAATATACAAATAGATTATAATGATTGGGATGAAGAAGAGACTGGACTCTTTACAACTAAAAGTGATTACCTGCGTATCATCCATTTAGCTAAACTTAGAAACATAACTCTTGATCAACAATTTAATCTTAAAGAACACAATCAAAAATTAGAATACACAAAACTTAAAATCATAGCTAACGAACTAGATAGATATAAAAAAGAATATGGACTCATAGACTATAATGATATGATACTAGACTTTGTTAAGTCTGATAAATCTCCCAAGTTTGATGTTGTCTTTATAGATGAAGCACAAGACTTATCTCGTATGCAATGGGATATGGTGGATAGTTTTAATACCACTGATTCATTTATTGCAGGGGATGACGATCAGGCTATCTTTAGATGGGCTGGCGCGGATGTAGATTCCTTTATTACACAGAAAGGAAAACTATTAAACCTGACTCAATCAGTCAGGATTCCAAAAAAAATTCATGATTATGCAATAAAAATTATTGAAAGAATTTCTAATAGACTACCAAAGAACTGGCAACCCAAGGCACATGAAGGATCTATTACTAAGCATTGGAACTTTGAAGACATTAATATGAAGAAAGGAAACTGGCTTGTCTTAAGTAGAACTAGACATCAGCTCAAACCATTAGAAGATATTTTAAAAGAAAAAGGATTATATTTTGAAAACAGATTTGGCAAATCTTTCGAGAAACAAATTCAAGATGCAGCATCTAATTGGGAACACCTAAGACAAGGACAAATCATGCATGGAAAAGATATACAAAAGATTGCATTATATATGAGTGAAAACCAGTGGGATAAGAAAAAGCTTAAAGCTTTAGTTAAAGATTCATTCTATGGCATAGATGCCTTAACTAAAGGATATGGATTAAATACTAAAAAGACCTGGTATGAATGTTTTGATAATGCAGGTTCAAAAAGAATTACTTATATTAGAAAGATGAGAGCTAATGGCGAATCATTAAAAGAAGGTGCAAGAATAAAACTATCTACAATCCATAGTGTTAAAGGGGGTGAAGAAGATAACGTTGTTATTCTTCCAGACTTAACCCACAGCACACAATTATCCTATGAACGTAATAAAGATGATGAGAATAGATTGTTCTACGTTGGCGCAACAAGGACCAAAGAACATTTACATATTATAAGACCAAAAGATGAAAACAAAGCATTTCCAATGGGAACATATGAGTGATGAAATATATAAAAAGCAGGTGGGAGGAAATCATTATAAATCGATGGTCATTCAACCATCAGAATTTATTAACAGAAATAATATTCCATTTGCCGAAGGCAACGCGATAAAATATTTATGTCGCCACAAACAGAAAAATCAGAAAGAAGATTTATTAAAAGCAAAACATTATATTGACATGGCAATTGATAGAGACTATCCTGCAGAAGTGAAAGAAGAAATAAAAGAGAAAAATAATTCTTGGGGAATTGTTAAATGATACAACGCCCTTTATTTGCACCACAAACAGAATGGTTACCACCCGACTCTTTTCCAGATTTATCTAAATATGATGAAATTGCAATTGACTTAGAAACTAAAGATCCTGATTTAATTAAGATGGGATCAGGTAATGTTACACGTCGTGGAGATGTAACAGGTTTTGCTGTCGCTGTTCAAGGTTGGTCTGGTTATTATCCAATTGCTCACGAGGGTGGTGGTAATATGGATCGTAAAAAAGTTTTAAAATGGTTTCAAGGTGTCCTAGCTACATCAGCCACAAAAATATTCCATAACGCCATGTATGACGTTTGTTGGATCAGATCGCTCGGTCTAAGTATTAACGGTCTTATGGTTGACACGATGATTGCATCGGCCCTTGTTGATGAAAATCAAATGCGTTATGACTTAAACAACTGCAGTAAAAGATACACTGGAAAAACAAAAAATGAAACAAATTTATATGAAGCTGCAAAGTCATGGGGGGTTGACCCCAAGGCAGAAATGTATAAACTACCTGCCATTTATGTTGGCGCATATGCAGAAAAAGATGCTGAACTTACATTAGAACTTTGGCAAGAACTTAAGAAAGAAATTTTACATCAAGATTTAAATGCTATCTTTGAATTAGAGACTGAACTTTTCCCTTGTTTAGTTGATATGCGTTTTTTAGGAGTGCGTGTAGACGTAGAAGCAGCTCACAAATTAAAAAAAGACTTACTTGCACAAGAAAAAGAATGCTTACAATTAGTAAAAAAAGAAACCCAAGTAAATGTGCAAATATGGGCAGCGAGGTCCATTGCACAAGTTTTTCAAAAACTGAACCTACCATATGAGACAACCGAAAAAACAAATTCTCCATCATTTACCAAAAACTTTTTACAGAATCACCCCCACCCACTGGTGAAACAAATAGCCCACGCTCGTGAAATAAACAAGGCGCATACCACATTTATTGATACCATATTAAAACATAATCATAAAGGAAGAATTCATGCCGAAATTAATCAATTAAGAGGAGATAATGGTGGAACAGTAACTGGAAGATTTAGTTATTCAAATCCAAATTTACAGCAGATACCAGCACGAAACAAGGAACTTGGACCACGGATTAGGTCCTTATTTATACCCGAGGAAGGCCATAGATGGGGTGTATTTGACTATTCTCAACAAGAGCCTAGGTTGGTAGTGCATTATGCAGCTTTACAGAATCTCTATGGCGTGGACGAAGTATTGGAAGCCTATAAACAAGGCGATGCCGATTTCCATACTATCGTGGCAGACATGGCTGAGATACCTCGTGAACAGGCCAAGACGATAAATCTTGGACTGTTCTACGGGATGGGAAAAAATAAATTACAAGCAGAGCTAGGAGTGTCTAAAGAAAAATCCGATGACTTATTTAGACAGTACCATCAGAAAGTTCCATTCGTAAAACAATTGATGGATGCTGTGATGAAGAGAGGACAAGATAGAGGTCAGATAAGAACTTTACTTGGACGACTTTGTAGGTTTCATTTATGGGAACCCAATCAATTTGGTATACATAAACCATTATCACATGATGCAGCGCTCGCGGAACACGGACCAGGGATCAAACGTGCTTACACTTACAAAGCTTTAAATAAATTAATACAAGGGTCAGCTGCTGACATGACAAAAAAAGCAATGATTGAATTACATAAAGAAGGAATTATCCCACACATTCAGGTACATGATGAACTAGATATATCTGTCACAGAGAATGCAGATAAAATAAAAGAGATAATGGAACATGCAGTTTCACTTGAAGTTCCTAATAAAGTAGACTATGAATCTGGCCCTAATTGGGGTAATATAAAATAGAGGAGGAAATATGGATAAAATAAAAATTCATGTTCAAAAACTATGGTTAGACCATAAAATTACAGCTATTGCTGTAATAGTGGGTGTAGTTATTGGCACAATAATATTCTAGGTATGCATGTCTTACCTGAATGCAAATATTCCTGTGACGTATGCACAGATCAGGAGAGAATATCTTTATGACCTTACCGGACATCATGGAGAGGTTGAAGATTGTATTATCTTCGGGATGGCGTCTATTACAGGACGTCCTATCCTCTTTCATGCTATTATGGAGAACGGTGCGGTTTTCTATCGGCTACCAATCTCTGCGTTTATTCAAAGAGGATTTGATGTCAAAGAAGTTCCTAGGATGCGACTTGATGAGCTGGAGCTTTGGAACTGCTTTAGTTACTATCCTAGCGTTACTTCTTTTGATATCTTAGACGGACAATCAGGAAAATATATAGGCAAAGATAAGAAATGGCACAAAGGTGCTTATTTATTTACTATTGACTGGGCACATCCAGAGAGTAATATAGTAGATACAGATCATTCTGAAATTTCACACGAACATAAGTGTGCACACATACTTGCGTTACATAACGGCAATTATGCAGCTCAACCTAACAATAGAATCATATGGAGTATTCCCTCTTTTACTGTTAAAGATGAAGTTCCATTTGATTGGAAGGTTCAAACCAGTGATTGGAATGTTGAGGATGATATGAAATGGAAAACAGAAGATTCAGACCGATTCTTTTATGATGTAGAGGAAAAAAAAGATGATTAAAAAAATTATCAAATTTATTTGTTGGCCATTTAAAAAGTTTGTGGATTGGTTAGCAACGGCTTTGCCGAAAGGAAAAAAAGATGAGTAAATGTAAAAAATGTCACCATAACTGTCACTGCGACGGAGATTTACACGCAGATGAATATGGAACTTGTACATGTGATAATTGTGAATGCAAAAACAAACAAGATAAAGCTGAAGATAAAACTTATGAAAGTGGAGGCTTAGTTATAGACGACACAGGGGAATGCGAAAGCTGCCAATGATAAATGACAAAATCATCACAGCCCTACTCGCATGTCTTCTCGCACTCGGCGGCTGGACGCTCTCGCGCACATTCTCCCTCTCTCAAGATATGGTCCTGGTTAAAGAAAAAATTTCTCAAGTGGAAAAACAACTTGATGAAGCAGTATGGAACTCTCTACCAGACGGTTCCAACAACAAGAAAAAAAAGAAAAGAAAGAAAAAAAAGAAAAAGCAGAATTAATGCCTCATGAAAATATTTGACAATGAATGGGAAAAATGGGCAATTATTATTATAGTACTATTCCTTATTTTTATAGGTTTAACAGGCTGTAATTATAATATGGTTCCGCATGAGACAAAAATAGAGTATGGTACTACCGAAACAGATTCTAAGAATGATAAAGTGCAGCAAAAGCAGTTTATCACTCAGAGTTGGAAATGGGAACAACGATGATTGAAAAATTAATGACAATGCTAGTTGGAATCTTGTTGGCGTTAGCCGGCTGGAGTCTATCTAGAACTTTTGAA